GATTTAGGCACTATTCCAGACCTTCTAAGCTTTCCGACATCCTCTAAGACCAAGACCGAAATAAACACGGAAAGCGGACACTCTGAGGCTGTTTTGTAATAAGTTCCTAAAATCATGTCATTTGAACTTTAGTAATTCCCTCAATATAGTTTTTCAGGCTATTGAAAAATATGTTTAAAGTATAATCCTCTTTGCTTTCCTGACTCAATCCAAAAATAGCTTTTCCGTATTTACTTTCCAGATCATCGCTCTTGCTGTCACTTGATCCAATTATTATGTTTTCACCCTTCACTTCGACATAAAAGCCCCTGTAAAAATCTCCTGTCAGGTTAAGATCAACTTTGCCCCCTAGCGCTGGATTCATTGACTTTTTCAGATCCTCATACCACTCTTGCCAATACCCTCCCAATTCGTTACCCAAACTGTCTAGGCTAGCTCCATACAACTGCGACTGATTCAAAGAAATAATCTGCTCTGCTGTCAGCTCTATAATTAAAGGAACCTGCCCCCGCAAATCCACCCTCTGAAATCTTCTATATGCTTCTGCGATAGTCATTCCCAAAAGTAAGCACCTCATTGATAAAAGTCCAGACATAAAAAAAACCGCCCCAATATGGAACGGCTTTTCAATCAATAAACCCAAAAACGCTGGTTCCCCAACTAACTAATTTATGCTATTATATTAAGGTTTGTTTTTTAGTTTTTTCCAATCGCTCTAGGCTTGTCATTCTTTGAAATTTTTATAAATGGAAAATAAACTAAGCCCAACCCAAACCACAAACCCTGTCCACCTCCATTGGTAGATATTAAAATCAAGGTAGAGAAAGGAAAATGTCAGATAAAGTAAAATGGTAGCTATAACACTCCTGACTATTGTCAAAAACAACTTTAATATGTCCTGCTTTTTCATAGCAAATATTTTTGTGGATTTTTCTGGAATGTTCTTTTTTTGATCTTCAAAGTAATGCTCCCTTGGATCTCTTCAAACTCCCCTGTCTTAAATATTGTAAGGTATTTTTCCCTCTCCACTCCAGTTGAAATGCCATGCTTTTTTAAACCTCCAGCAATACGCCAAGTTTCGTTTCTTTCTCCGGTACGGTCGTAACCCTCCAGAATCAAGACACCATCGTAAGAAAGCATCTCAAAGCAAGCCTTAATTCTCTGCTCTAGGTTTTCTTCGTCCCAATCCCTAAGCAAAATAACTCTGTAACCTAATTTCCTGTCTGGAGCGATTAGGCTAAAAAAATCCTCAATCCCTAAATCAAACTCGTAAAGACTCCATTCAGTAGGGACTTTTTCAGGGGTCACAATTTCAACGTCACCTTTGATCATTCTAGCAACTTTGCCATCTCCGCCTATCTCCAGATAAGCACCTTTCCAGACTCTTAATGTCGGGTTGATGAAGTTCCAAATTCTCCAATACTTGTTTTTCATAGCTTTTTTATTAACCGATTTTCAAAATATAACTCTGCTTTGCTGATTTTTTTGCGTGTTAATTGACTCATAACACTGTTGAACATTCGCCTGGCATCCTCCAGATCCTTAGCCCACCCTTTTCCATCGTACAAACCTCCTTTTATGTACTCAATAACCACCCTGTAATTGGTGGGTTGATCAAATTTTTTCCTGCTCATTCCCAAATATATAAATACGCTACCACATAAAAAAAGGCTTTGAATTTCTCCAAAGCCTTTTCAATACTCTCTAAAAGCGATTTTAAACCGTCACCTTGACTTTAGTAGAATCGTAACCACTGATTCCAGCAGTGTCCAATGTTTCAGGATCTGCAAGCGATAGGAAGTAACTTTCCGCTCCACTCGAAACTGTAACAGTAATAGCCTGTAAAGTCGCATCTAATACGGCTGTCGTAATAGTCAAAGATCCACCACTAACAGTAGTAGCTCTCCAGACTCCAACATCAGCCAACTCCGCAGAAAACTCCTCGTAAAGATTCTTTCTGTCACACCCTGACAACACACGAACCTTTGTAATAGGTGCGTTTTCTGGATCTAATACCACAAGCGAAACATTCCTTAGCCCTTGGAATGAGCTGAAAATTACACCCTGCGAACTCATGTCGAAAAACGACAAATCGTCATTAACTGGCTTTGGTCTAAATGATAAACGGATTCCATAATTAGTGGTAGCCGTTCCGTCATTTGCTTTCCAAGGCATTGTATGCAAAAGAGTCAAAGGAATGCTCTGCATGACTCCAGAAACATTCGTTCCAAATAGAACGCCATTTGCATCCACAAAGAAAACGTCTTTCTTAACGCCATTGAACTTTCTTAGCGACTTCAAAAGGCAAATTCCGCCATCTACGTAACGAAGTGTCCAATCGTAATCGCCCTCTCTGGTGACATTCTTTCCACCATAGCCATAAGTCTCTAGGGTTACATCCTCTGAATTGTCAGTGATGCCCACAAAGTCTTTTACTGGATACCACCTCTCGCTTGGGTCGGCATCATTTATTTTTGTCTGCAAGAAGGCTCCGAAATCTTCGGCATCTGCTTCTGTAATCTGACTCCCCTGCGGAACTAATACAAGTCCAACAATAAATTTCGGGTCCAAAAAACATTCGGCATAGCCAGTGTTTCCACCTCCTGCTAAACAGATTTTTTCGTTTAACATACCTCTAGTATTTTAAGTTTTAAATTTTTGATTTCAATGCAATCTAGGTAGTCATTAAAAACATTACCCTCGTTGCCGTAAAGTCCAGCCCTGCCCCAATACAACCTGTCCCACTTCTGTCTTGGTATTTTATCAATCGTATAGACTTGAAAGTTTTTATCTGCCACTATCTGCTTTAAAAACTCCTCATAAATAGGATATAAAAACGGTTTGAAGTTGTGGGTGTATCTCTCATCAGCTTTGTAATCTCTCTTGGTTCCTTTTGCGATAATAAAATGCAATGTAACCTCTGACTTGATCCCTATATTTGTTGCAATTGAGTCTTCTGGAAAGTCTTGGAATAGGGCAATAAGCGGGTATTTTTCAAACCTTGCTGATTGCCCCTTATCCTTCTGCTTTAGTGTAGTGATAATCTCCAAAGGATGCCCATGCATGTATTGGATCTCTCCTGTGCTTGGGGTTAAATCTGGAAGTTTACCAGCCATCGCAAGATTAACTCTAGCGACTACTTCGGCAAATATGTCAACTACTGGCTTCATAAATTAAAAGAATTGATAACACTAAACCCACACCCCGAACGTGTCGGGTAACCTTTCATCATAGCATCCAATGGCTCAAGCATTTCGCACATCTCATTCCATGCGTAAGCACATCTTGAATCTGGACTAGTTAATTGAGCATTTTCCGCTTTACTCCAAGTTTCTCCAACGCCATCCTGCTGACTAATCATGTCCTGTGCATAGTAATAGAAAACATAATTGGCAATAGGACTGATTTTGTCAGTATTTTTTAATCCAATCCATGCTCCCGAACCATTCAGGATTTTAGCAATCTCAGGATTTGTAGGAGTATCATTTTCAATCTCGATTTCCTGCATCAACTCTAAGCCAAAGTAATTCAAAAGGAACTTTCTTTCGTATTTCTTAATGAACGCATTTACGTTTTCCTGAACCTCTAGCTGTCCTAATTGAGCAATGTTGATTTCGAGCTTGAAATATGTGCTATCAATAATCATAATCTATTTGCCTTTGTTAGCTTTTTCCTGCGCTTCCTCTGAATCGCTTATCCTTTTTTTAGCCTTAGCTACCAGATCAGCCATAACCTCCTTGGCTGGCTTCTGGGTGAAATCTGCTTTCTGCTCCTTAAGCTTTTCAGCAACTTTCACATTCATTGCATGAGTACCTGCTTTCAGATACTTAGTATCTTTTTTTAGTGTGACAATCACTATTTGGTCTATTTTACCAGCCATTAGTCTTTCTTTTTAAGGGTTCAAATTATTATACTACAGGCAACGAAATTGCTGTCTGGATATTCGCCCAAGTGTCATAAAGCACGCTGTTTTCTCTATGGCTAGGAACATAAGATAACACCTCTTGGTATCCTCTATATGAAGTTCTGTCATATCTGAAATCGGCTTCGTTAAGCCCTCTCTCGATGACAGCATCCCCATAGTTACGGATCTTAAAGCCCGGGTCTATAGACACCATTAAAAGGTGAGTGCTTGGAATATCCTCAGCATCTGACTTTATGACTTCCACCCCAGCGATAAATAATTGACCCAACGAATTCGTATAAACCAAATTGTTGTTTTTGTACTTATCATCTGTATCCTTCAAGATGTGGATAGCATACCAAACATCTCCAGCAACGAATACTTTTCCAGCCTCTTCCTTCAATGAATCCATATAAGCTGCACTCGCCACAATAGCATCAATGTAATTAGGATTTGAAATTGTTTCATCAAAAGCTGGAGTTGGTGCGAATGTGATTGCATTCTGCTTCATTCCCAATGGAGCCTCAGCATTAACCGCTGGGTTGTTGTTCAACAATCCAGCGTTGTAGACCTCTCTCATTTCCTGCAAAAAATCCTCTCTTATCCATGAATCAAAGCTTGGCACATCCTTCAAAAGCTTATCTTCAATTGTTCCGAAAATAGCAATCTTCTTAGCCTCAACTTTTCCAGTCGTAACTCTAAAGGATCTCATTGGCTTCTGTGCTCCCGATGCAATCCAGTCCGCTCCTCCTGGATCTCCCGAAGTTGGGTTTGTGTCACCAACTTCGATTTTTTCCAGATATAAAAGCTCTGGCACAGTGATGCTAGAAATAGTAAAGTTGTCCAAGATCAGGTTTCGCTTTCTTTTTCTCTGGTACAAAGTAGGGTCTATTTCCCTGCCAGTAAAAGCTGACATATCAGCACCAGACACAAACGTCTGAGGTATTCCAAAAATCTCTGGAGCCTTAACGGTCATGTGTGCATGGTCACGAGTCTTTTTGCCATCCACAAAAGTAGCATTGATAAACTCTTCAATCTCCTTTGTGCTTACAAAATCCTTTTTCTTTGAGCCTTCGCCAGATTCTTTGGACTTATTTTGCTCCTCTCTCAATTCAATAATCTGCTCTCTGAATTTCAAGATGTTCTGGTTAATCTCCAGAATCGTTTTGTCCACATCCTTTTCAGTTAATGTGGTGATATTTTTCTCTAGGGCGGTGATCTTTTCCGCAAGATCCTCCAGACCCTTTTGCTCGGTCGCCTCTTTTAGCTCCTTCTTAAACCCTTCAATCTGGGTCTTTAAAGCTTCGAGTGCTTTTAATTCGTCTTCATTCATTACGATTTCGATAAAGTGATAATTTCGTTTAACAGATCTAATCTTTTTTGAGTGGATTTCTCCGGCTCTCTCTCTGAGGTGTCATAGTTGACGGCTTCGTAGAGTGTTGGGGTAATGCCGTTAGATCCTTCCAGAACCATTGACCCCTCTTTGTATATTTTTGCTTCCTTAACAGCCCAAAAATAGCCGTTCTTTTCGACTTGATCTTTGTTGGCGATTGAATTTATGTATTTCTCATAAGTTTTCCTCTCTTCTTGCCAATCTTCTGAGTCTGAATTGACTGCTAGGCTTATCCTTACATATTCCATCCTAACACTATGCTGAACCTTTCTGCGGTTTCTGTATGCCTTAAAACCGACATCGTTAGAATCATCGGTCATTGTAGCTTCAAAAATCAATGCCTCTGTCTCCCCTTCAATATCCAAACCAAGGTCTTTCCAAGGTATGATTTTCACCATCGCCACAACGTCCTCTGGGTAACTGATCACTTGACCAATCTTGTAATCGTGATTCAATACCAATGCTGGCTTGACCCCGTCCGAAATTGATTTGTTCCAAATTCCATTCAAGTGAACGTCCTCATGTGAATCAAACCAAAGGGTCGTGTTTATCACTGGATAAACTTTGTCCCCAATTTCTAATTTCGCAACCTCGCCCTGCTCTTTACTAGCACTAGCCTTGATACCAAGACCTGCGCTCATGCTTATGCCATCTGAGGTCTTTAAAATCGATTTCTTGGCTTGGACTATTTTGCTAGCCTTTCCCCTCATCGATTTAAACATTTCCTCGTAGGTATTAAAATCTTGATTCAATATTTTGCAATGTATCATTTCGTCACCTCTCCTTTCTTAAGCTTCTGGATCTTCTGCTGAATCGATTGCTTCAGCTTCGGGTTCTCCGTCTGATCCCTCTTGCTCTGGAGTTCCTTGATTTGGTTTTGGTTTTTCATAATCGAATTTTTTAAATTTTACATCTACATAAGCCATCGCCTCATCTTTGTCAACTCCAAGCTCTAAAAGGAATTTAAGGTTTTCCAGCTTTTTCTTTTTCGTATCCTCTCTCTCCGCTTCCATAACCTGAACAAACGGCAAGTGATCCCAACTCATAACAATTTCACCCTTTAAGCCAAAGAAATCGCTAAGCCCTTTTCCAAGCTCTTGCCCTTTTGGATCTAAACAATATGAAATATGTGAGCTTCTAGCTTTTTCTTGATTCTCATAAGTTGAACTGCCATAAGCTTCCAGCACGTCCCTTGGAATATTGTACATGTTTCCAATGATAAAATAGCTATCCAAATACGATTTATTTAGCTCCATTGATTTCATGTTTTCGACAAATCGTCTGATCTCAATTTGTGATTTTACAGCATGAACACTCTGTTTGTCAGACTCTACTTTTTGTTCAATATCTGTTTTTTCTGTTGGTGTCAACATCCTCTTTGTGACATCCAACGCACTTGTTTCACCTGACACAATAAACTTACCTGCAAATCTTGTGTTGATATTCAATGATTTTAAACTTTCCTCTGCATTTAAAATCACTTTGTACAATGAATCCAAACGGCTCATGCCATTAATATCACGCAAATTTGTATTACTAAGATCCATAAACTGCACCAACTCTTTAAACTCGATTTCCATGGTCTTGCCATTTCTCTGAGAGTATCGAATTTTTTTGTCTTGCAAACCTTTAAAAGTTGCTACTGTCAATATTAAACCCTGCTCTTGCACCTCTGTTGGAAATTCCATTTCAAAAGGATTCAAAGAAAACATCTTAGGGGTAAAATTCTTATCTCGAATAAATACCCAGCTATTTCCTATCATGTTCCAGAACATCCAATCCCAAAGAAACTGCCTAATGTTCTGCTGGTAGTTGGGCTTTTTTAGAAGATTTGCGACCTCTTCTGGCATTTTCCTTTCCTTACCATTCTCATAGTAATAAAAAGCCCCTAGGCTAAACATGTCACATTGCAGGGCTATTACCTTGATCATAGCTGGACTGCTAATTACAAGATCTAAAAGCTTTTGGCTTCTCATTCGACTAAATGACGAACCGCCAAAAATATCGATGCTAAACTGATTGAAGTTCTTATTGAACCCAAAAATAGTTCCTAGTCCCTGTATAAAGTTGTTCACGCTTAGTCAATTTTTATGCTAATGTAAACAATTAAGCCATTTTAATTACCCCCTCCATTGCTAAAAAAGTCGCCACATACCTTGCTGGATCTATTGTATGATTGTCCTTATCAATTGGATCTTCTGTAACTATGCCGTATCGATCCTTTTTATAACTGTAATTTTCCTGCTCATACTCCACATTGGGGCTGTCATCAGTGTAATAGACATTCAAATTCTGTAATAAATCGATTCCATCTTTGATACTGCCAGGCGGTTTGTGAGCAGAAATTGCATTATCATAACCTATCTGTCGCAATGCAATAATCTTGAGCTTCCTGTTAGGATCACAAATCAAAAATTCGCTTTCATTTATTCCCAACTTTCTAAACAGCCAAGTAACAAGCCCCTCCTCTTCTGAATCAATCTGCTGTCTTTCTGTTGGCGTTAACTTCAAACGAATATCATTCTCGCTGGCATAGTTCCTTTCCCGAATATAAAAATCGCCATCGTAATACTTGCATTCGATAATTCCAAAAGGATCGCTCTTGCCCCAATCGACCCCAAAGAAGCTTTGTACATCCAAATCATAGAACTGCTGGAGTGGTATTTTTTTCCAACGTAAGATCCTATTAGGTTTTTCTGCTTTTAATCCAAGACCATAAACAGACCAATTATAAGCATCCGCACTTTCCTTTCTCTCATTCTCTTGGCATCTAGTTAATTCTGCCAAATCTTCTGCGTTAAGCCCTTTCTCATTTAAAACATAATCATACACCAAGGCTTCGCTCTCTGTTAAGCATGCCCCCTCTACTGCCTTGCTCATCTTCACAGGCTGGTATCCTTCAATCTTAATCTTTTGCTCCCTAGGACAAAAAGGATTGTTCTTGTATGTGGAATGAATCGTTAAGCACCTCTTATCCTTTTTCACTTGATCAATCCAATGTGCTTTTTTTGGATTCCAGTCGATAATTATTAGCTCCTCTGTTCTCTGATCAATTTGGTCGAAGGTAGATTTCGATATTTCATAGGGTTCATTTAGCCAAGCGATTCCGCCATTGTAGCCCATAACTTTTTTTTCCTCATCAGTACCACGTATTTCAATCACTGATTTAGTATTCACAAAATCGTAACGCCCCTTGGACTCCCTGTATTTGCACAATTGACTGTATGGCATTTCTGGATAAATCTGGCTCATATCAAAACCAATAGTGTCTTTGCAATCCTTTGCCGTATCTCTCCAGACTGAGGCTCTTACATGATTTTTTATGCAGTACAAATAAAGCGACTGAATCAGTGAATAGGTTTTGGAACTTCTAGAGCTTCCTTCATGGACAATGTATTTGTATTTCCTCATCCTCTCCCCTTTCTCATCCAAAATGTACTCGCCACTCTCATCCTTTAGGTAAGCATTCATCGCCTCCCACGTTACTTCAAATATCTCGGTAGCTTCCAGCTCTCTCATTTCAGAATATTATTTTGCAATTTCACTACTTAACAAAACTGTTTTTGTCTTAGCCCCGAGCCAATACAAGACCTGTCAGAATAAAACTTATGTTTTATCGCTTTATACTGATTTCAATATCCAAATTATCTGGTAACTCAATATCCTGAGTCTGCATACTCAATGCCCTTAGCTCTTCTGGATCAGCTAATAGCTTATATCCTGCAATCTGCAATACTGCACTATCTCCTAAAACCCACTTCTGGAGCATTCCAGCCTTGATTTTAGCCTTTTCATTGCAAATGTTTTCCAAGATCTCTTTATAGTTGTCCGATCCTGTTGGGAAGTGAATGTAAAAAGTATCTCGACTTATACCCATCCATGCAATCAGTTCTGTGATGCTCTTAGGCTTCTTTTTGTCGACTATTCCTAAAGCTCTCTTTAATAAATCCTCTGTTACGTACATGATTTGATTTGTTTAAACTCCTCCAATTGGAACTTTTACGACTGGGTTAATATCATAAGAAACGGTTTTCTTTCCTCTCTGTCTTAGATCCTGCTTCACAATCTTACTGCCCCACTTTTTGATAAATAACTGCATTTGCTCTTTCTCTTTTTCTACTGTCCTAACTTCTGCGCATCCTCCTTTATTTCCATGGTCTTTCTTTACCATGTGGGCGCTGTTAATTCTTAGAACTTTCCGGTACTTATTC